AGATGGTTAGAGGAGCATTACAAGTCGGAGCAAAAGACACAAGTGCGATGGATGTATTCTCTAACATGGATCAGGTACTTGATGATGATTACAGACACCCAATTCCAATGGGAATCCCTGGTATTGATAAACTACTTAAAGGTGGTTTAGCTAAAGGTGAGATCGGAGTAATTTTAGCACCAACAGGTGTAGGTAAATCGACTATCTTAACTAAAATTGCGAACCACGCATTTAACATGGGAAACAACGTACTTCAGATCTTTTTCGAGGATAATCCAAAGGTAATTCAAAGAAAACATTATACCCTTTGGACTAAGATTCATCCTGACGAATTGTCAGAAAAAAGAGAAGAGGTTATTACAAAGGTTAGAGAGATTGAGGAGTCAATGCCGAATAAGTTAATCATGAATAAATTACCATCTGATACGGTAACCATGTCACAAATCAAGAACCAAATTAGAAAAATGGTTGCGGATGGTAATAAGATTGATATGGTATTACTTGATTACATTGACTGTGTGGTTCCTGATAAGAACTTAGGTGATGAATGGAAGAGTGAAGGATCTGTAATGAGAGCATTTGAGGCGATGTGTCACGAAATGGATTTAGTGGGTTGGACCGCAACACAAGGTAACAGAAACTCAATTTCTTCGGAAGTTGTAACTACTGACCAAATGGGTGGATCAATCAAAAAAGCACAAGTTGGACACGTAATCATTACGGTAGCAAAGACACTACAACAAAAAGAAATGAAATTGGCAACAATTGCAATTACTAAATCAAGGGTTGGTGATGACGGGGTTGTGTTTGAGAATTGTAAATTCGATAATGCAATGTTAGACATTGACACTGAGAGTTCTATGACTTTCTTAGGTATTGAAGAACAAAAAGAAGAAAGACAAAGACTAAGAGTCAAAGAGTTATTAGAGAAAAGACAACAAAGACAAAAAGAAGAAACAAAAAATAATTAATTTTAATAAAAAGATGGAAAAGATATTAGTAGAAAACCCTAATAGGTTTGTTATATTCCCGATCGAGCACAATGATATTTGGGAATATTACAAAATGCATCAGGCGGCGTTTTGGACGGCTGAAGAGGTAGATTTGACGAATGATATTCGTGACTGGGAAAAATTAACCGATAATGAAAAGTTCTTTGTGAAGAATGTATTATCATTTTTCGCGGCTTCCGATGGAATCGTAAATGAGAATTTAGCTGAAAACTTCTACCGTGAGGTACAGTATCCTGAGGCTAAGTTTTTCTACGGATTTCAGTTAGCTATGGAGAACATTCACTCATTAATGTATTCATTGTTGATTGACACATACATTAGTAACCCAAAAGAAAAGGACGAGTGTTTCAACGCAATTGAGAACTTACCGGCAGTGAAGAAAAAAGCAACATGGGCACTTAATTGGATTGATAATTCATCTTTCCAAGAAAGATTGGTAGCATTCGCAGCGGTTGAAGGTATTTTCTTTTCAGGATCATTCTGTTCAATATTCTGGATGAAGTCAAGAGGTATTATGCAAGGTTTGTGTAACGCAAACTCATTGATTTTTAAAGATGAGAACTTACATTGTGATTTTGCAATCCACTTATTGAATAACCATTGTGAAGAAAAACCATCTGAAAAAAGAATTAAAGAGATTTTGTTATCAGCTTTAGAAATTGAAAAAGAATTCATTACTGAGTCATTACCTGTTTCTTTAATTGGAATGAACTCAAACTTGATGAAACAATATTTGGAGTTTGTTGTGGATGGTCTATTAGTTAAATTCGGATGTAGTAAAGAATTTAATGTAGAACAACCGTTCAAGTTCATGGAACAAATTGCGGTTGAAACTAAAGGTAATTTCTTTGAATCAAGAACAATGGAATACCAAAAAGCAAAATTGAACGAAACGATTACGTTTGAAGAAGATTTTTAATTATTAAAAAATATGATGTCACTTAAAATATTAAAACGAGATGGGGATGATGTAACATTCAACCCACAAAAAATTTACCAACGTGTTAAACGAGCAGCAAAAGGTTTGAATGTTAATTCGGACGAGATCTTTATTAAGGTTATTACTTCAGTACCAACTGAAGGTGAAATAACGACAAAAGAATTAGATAAATTAATTTATGAGATTGCCGCGTCTTATACTGGTAGTCATCACGATTACTCAAGATTAGCTTCTTCAGTTGCGATTTCATCGTACCACAAAGAAACAAATCCTAGTTTTAGTGAAACTATGATGTTATTATATGGTGATGGGATCATTAATGAAAAATTAATCGAAACTATTAACGAATATGGTGGGGATAGTATTGATGAGGTAATCAACCATGAAAATGATTATAACTTTGACTATTTTGCATGGAGATCATTACAAGAAATGTATCTTTTAAAAAGACCTAATGGTGTTGTTGTTGAAAGACCACAACATATGTATATGAGAGTTGCATTATGGGTTACGGATAACTTTGTTGATGCGGTTGAATACTACAAATCATTATCTAACCAACTTATTTCTAAGGCAACACCAATTATGATTAATGCGGGAACAAAAGTACCTCAATTAGCGTCTTGTGTGTTACATTACAATAATTCAGATTCAAGAAATGGATTGTTAAATACATTAACAGATATATCAACTTATTCTTCGGATGCGGCTGGTATTGGATTGTCAATGTCTAACATTAGAAGTAAAGAAAGTAGAATATCTACATCAGGTGGGTACGCAGGTGGTTTGTTGAAATACCTTAAAATAGTTAATGAGTCATTAAGATTCTTTAATCAACAAGGTCGTAGACCAGGATCTGCAGCTATCTATCTTGAACCTTGGCATAAAGATATCTTTGATTTGTTAGACATTAAGAAGAACACAGGTGCGGAAGAATTAAGAGCTCGTGATTTGTTTACGGCACTTTGGATTCCTGATAACTTTATGAGAGCGGTAAAAGATAATACTGAGTGGTATTTATTCTGCCCTAACGACATTATCACTGCGGGCATCAAACCATTACAAGAATCGTTTGGTGATGAGTATGAAGAAAATTACAATAAGGCGGTTTCTTTAGGTTTAGGTAAAAAAGTTAAAGCACAAGACATTTGGTCTAAAATTATCGAATCACAAGTTGAAACAGGAATTCCTTACTTATGTTCTAAAGATAGTGCAAACAGAAAGACTAATCACCAAAACATCGGTGTGATCAAACAATCTAATCTTTGTAATGAGATTTATCAGTACACGGATGAGGAAACAACGGCTATCTGTACGTTATCTTCAATAGTACTTAAAAACTTTATTACTAATGGTAAATTTGATTTCCAATTGTTGTTTAATGAAGTAAGAAAAGTAGTTAGAACTTTAAATAAAGTTGTAAATATCAATAATTACTCAACACAGAAAGGATTGAAAGGTGGTTTGGATCAACGTGCAATTGCTATCGGAACACAAGGTTTGGCTGACGTATTTTACTTACTTGACTTAATCTTTACAGATGAAGAAGCAAAAATCTTGAACAAACAAATTTTTGAAACCATCTATTACGGGGCGGTATACGAAAGTAATGAGTTATGTAAAAATGGTAAACACAAACCATACAAACACTTTAAGGGATCACCAATGTCTAAAGGTATTTTCCAATTTGATATGTGGGATTTGAATGAAAATGATTTGTCAGGATATTGGGATTGGAATAAATTAAAAGAAGATGTTAAAGAGTATGGAGTATGTAACTCATTATTCACGGCACAAATGCCTGTTGCATCTTCAGCTAAAATTACAGGATCATTTGAAATGACAGAACCTGCTCACTCAGCGTTATTCAACAGACGAGTAGTTGGTGGTGAGATTATGATTGTGAACAAATACTTAATTGCGGACTTTGAGAAAATTGGTATATGGTCAGAAGATTTAAAGAATGAAATTATCATGAATGAAGGGTCAATCCAAAACATTAATTTCAATAATTATTTAGATTCTGAAGACAAAAATTATAATAAGAAAGTTAAAAGAATTGAGCATTTGATTCCAAAATATAAAACAATTTGGGAGATTTCACAAAAAGAACTTATTAACATGGCGGCGGACAGAGCACCATTCATTGACCAATCACAATCGATGAATATCTATATGTCAAACCCAACATTATCTAAGATCACCTCATCACACTTCCATTCATGGGAGAAAGGATTGAAAACACTTTGTTACTACGTAAGAACAAAAGCAATTTCAACAGGAGCGAAACACTTAGCGTTGGATATGACAAAAAGAGAACCGATTAAAAAAGTTGAAACACCTAAAGTAGACTTTTCTAATATGAATCTACCTCCAAAACCTGACAATACTGAGTTTGAATGTTTTGGTTGTTCATCGTAAGATGAATAGCGTATCACGAAGGGAAATCACGGCTTAGGTCGTGATTTTTTATTTTATATGTATTTATTCAAAACACATCGATACTATATTTATTAGATATGGCAAATGGAATCACATATGGAATAAATTTTCCTTTTAGAGAATCTTACGTTGGTAAATATTTGGATGTTTCTGATAATACCGATGAGGAAGTTAGAAGTAATTTAATTCATTTATTGTTAACTAGAAAGGGGTATAGATATTATCTTCCTGATTTTGGAACAAGATTGTATGAATATATTTTTGAACCACTTGATGGTCCTACGTTCAGTGAAATTGAGGGTGAGATTAGAGATTCGGTAGAAAAATATATGCCAGGTGTCTTAATAACGAATATTTCGATAACAGATGCTTCTTTAGGTGAGGAAAATAAAGGTACTTATATAAATTCAGATGGAGAACGAGAATTTAAGGTACAAGGTATTAGTGAAAAAGAACATACCGCAAAAATTAAAATAGACTATAGAGTCACAAATCAAGCCTTTGAAAGTAGTGATTTTGTTATTATCAATATTTAATAGTATATGGCTGAGAAAAAAATATCCTACACAACCAGAGATTTTCAGGGAATAAGAACTGAGTTAATTAACTTTACTCGAACTTATTATCCTGAATTGGTTCAAAACTTTAACGATGCTGGGGTTTTCTCGGTGATGTTAGATTTAAATGCTGCCGTTACGGATAACCTACAATTTAATATTGATAGGAGTATTCAAGAAACGGTATTGCAATTTGCTCAACAAAAATCTTCAGTTTATAATATCGCTAAGACTTACGGGTTAAAAATTCCGGGTCAAAGACCTTCAGTGGCATTAGTTGATTTTTCAATAACGGTTCCTGCATTTGGTGATAGAGAAGATTTAAGATATTGTGGTATCCTTAGAAGAGGATCGCAAGTTAGCGGTGCGGGTCAACCATTTGAAACCGTTTATGATATAGATTTTGCTTCGGCAATCAACTCTGAAGGAACATTAAATAGATTAAAAACTCCTAATTTTGATGCTAATGGTAATTTATTAAATTATACAATCACAAAAAGAGAAGTTGTTGTTAATGGATTTACTAAAGTTTTTAAAAGAGTTATTACACCAAATGACGTTAAACCATTCTTTGAATTATTCTTACCTGAAAAAAATGTTTTGGGAATTACGAGTGTTATATTAAAAGATGGGACACAATTCAATACAATACCAAATCCACAAGAATTTTTAGGTTTGGAAAATAGATGGTATGAGGTAAAATCACTAGCGGAAGATAGAGTTTTTATTGAGGATCCAACAAAAGTTTCAGATCAACCTGGTGTAAAAGTTGGAAAATACATATTAACAAATACTAAGTTTACATCTGAATATACACCTGAAGGTTATTTGAAAATGACATTTGGTGGTGGTAATGTTTCTGCTGAAGAACAACTTAGAGATTTTGCAAGGTCAGGAAAAGGATTTGATTTAAACAAATATTCGAATAATTTAGCTTTAGGTTCAGCATTAAAATCGAATTCAACTTTATTCATTCAATATAGAGTTGGTGGTGGACAGGCAACAAACTTAGGTATTAATGTTATCAATCAAATTGGTACGGTATCATTTTTTGTTAATGGTCCTTCAGAAAGTGTTAACAGATCCGTTATAAACACATTAAGTTGTAATAACGTAACTGCAGCAATTGGAGGAGCAAACGCACCAACACTTGAAGAAGTTAGAAATATGGTTTCATATAACTTCTCAGCTCAAAATAGAGCGGTAACTATAAATGATTACGAATCTATTATTAGAACAATGCCTTCTCAGTTTGGTGCACCTGCTAAAGTTGCGATTACCGAGGAAAATAATAAGATAAAAATAAAAATGTTATCTTACGATACAAGTGGTAATTTAACTGACACGGTTTCTAATACTTTAAAAAGTAATGTTGCAAACTATCTATCTAACTATAGAATGATTAATGATTACATTTCAATTGAAAGTGCAAATCCTATTGATTTATCTGTTAATGTTGATGTTGTATTAGATGCTAGTCAAAACCAAGGGGCGATTGTTTCTAAAATTATTGATATCATTACCACATACTTTAGTCCTACAACAAGACAATTAGGCCAAAATGTTGTTGTATCTGAGTTAAGAAGATTGATACAAGCCGAAAATGGAGTGATCAGTATTTCGGATATGGAGTTCTTCAATAAAGTTGGAGGTCAGTACTCGTCAAATCAAACATCTCAAAAATATTCAGATCCTGCGACCAAACAAATACAATTAATTGCGGATACTATTTTTGCTGAACCAACACAAATTTACCAAATTAGATTCCCTAACAAAGATATTAACGTTAGAGTTATCAATTTAAGTACAGTTAATTTCTCCTGATAATTTATTTTTTTTTAATTAGAACTATTTTTTGAAAATAGGAAATAAACTATTTATCAAAAAAGACTTTAATGCCAAAATCATACAGAATAAGGACCCAAGTAGGTGTCGACAAGTACATCAATGTAAAGTTAGATCAAGATTTTGATTTTTTAGAAATCCTATCTTTAAAAATTAACCAATCAGATCTTTATACAAAGGTGTGTTCTGACTACGGTGTTGTAGTTGGTAGGATTTTAGTAAATGGAGGTTTTGGTATACCAAATGCTAAAGTTTCGGTATTCATACCTTTATCTAACGAGGATGAATTAAATCCAACAATCAGTGAGTTATATCCTTATAAAACATTGTCCGATAATAATGATGCGGGTTATAGATACAATTTATTACCACACGATCCATCATATAGTGTTCACGCAGCGACAGGAACTTTCCCAAATAGAGATGAGGTATTATTAGATCAGACTTATATTGAGGTATATGACAAATATTACAAATATACGGTTAAAACAAATGATAGTGGTGATTACATGATTTTTGGAGTTCCAACGGGGACTCAAACAATTTTCATGGATGTTGACTTATCTGACATTGGGTGTTTTTCATTAACACCGCAAGATTTAATTAATGCGGGTCAAGCAACGGAAACACAAGTTAATGGGGCAACATTCAAAAGGTCTTCAAATTTAAGTGAATTACCTCAAATTAAGACATTAAATAAGAATATTGATATATCACCACTTTGGGGTCAAGAAGACATCTGTCAGATAGGAATTACAAGAGTTGATTTTGATTTAACATCTGAGGCAAATGTGACCATTAGACCTAATGCAATTTTCATGGGGTCTATTATATCAAATACTAATGATGACGCTCTTAAAACAAGTTGTAAACCTAAAAACGACACAGGTAATCTATGTGATTTAATATCAGGACCTGGACAAATACTTGCAATAAGACAAACAATATTTCCTGATAAAAATAATTTACCTGTTCTTGAAGAACATAAGTTTGAACAAGATGGGAAGATCATTGATGGGGACGGAGCATTTTTAGCGAATGTACCGATGAACTTAGATTACATAGTTACTAATGAATTTGGAGAACAAGTAATTTCAAACGACCCGACAAAAGGTATTCCAACAAAAGGTAGATATAGATTTAAATTCAAATGGAATAATGAAGGTGGGTTACAGAATGAATTCCAAAGAGCCAATTTCTTAGTTCCGAATATTAAAGAACATGGATGGAGTTCATCTGGTTCTGAACCATTTGCACCAAATTCGACAACACCAAAAGTTTTTGATACGATTGCTGGTAATACTATTAGTGGTGCTGAATCGATTGCTCAAGATGGTGGTTTGTTATT